GTTTTTTGTCAAAAAATGGATAAAATCGCGTATTATTTTTTAAACCATATGCTTTAAAATTAATCAATTTGGGTCGCATGAACGACAATTCTTCAATCGAGACAACTCTATCAGATATAGGATACAGCTGTGTTGTTGGCACAGCACTTAGATTGACTCCCTTTTTTATCATTGTGAGAGTGCCTTGTGAAACCTTTCGATATTTCTCGCGTATAATTGCCTGTTTGGGATGTTGCTTTTCAACTTTTTTTCGTAATTTTTCAATGCCAGCTCTTTCTTCTGCTGGAAGTTTAGATAAACTTAATGGTAACCCATTTGAATCATAGTGTAAATCGCTGTACATGTAAATCGAACCATCCTTGAGTTCCCACCCAATTTGTTGTTCGGATACCTTTTTCCCGGTGGCTTTTGTGTTCTTGGTCGTTTTAAATCCCGACCAGGTTTGTTCAATGCTGTTCCAAACCGTGCCCATTTTTTTAGCCAAATCGTTCAGCGATTCATAATTCCCATCTAAATCAACTCTTTCTGGATCTAACTGTTTAGTTTCTTTCCATGTGTCACTTTCAGGTTCTAACGATAAGTTACCCCGATATTCGACGATGTTAAATGGATTGACATTTTCGGTCCAAGTGGCAAATCTTTGTTGAACCAATAGCGTTTCATCATATTTTAATGTGATAATCCCACCGTCATGCTTTGTTAACCAATTGGTGTTAAAATCTGTTTCATTGACAACAAGCGTTGCATGTTTTTCCGATACAGCCGGTTTACATTCGGTCTGTTCTGTATCGATAGAGCATTTACAATCTATACTATCAATATCGCCTACAGAGTTTCCATCGTCTAATGGAATCGCAAAAGGATCAACAACAAATCCTAACTGAAAGCGATCTAATCCCGTAGCTGGATCAGAAAATCGCATATCAGCAGTTTGCATTTCTAATAATGATAGAGTTGTATAATATTCTAAATTTTGAATCCGCGTTTCTAACTTTCCGATATCTCTCATTGTATATCGTTTATTTTCAACAAATTCAACTGTAACATCGGTTGGTTTGTATGTATAACCAGGAATATCAAGATGATATAATATCATCGCGTTGCTGGGAGTTGTTGGTTCCTCCGGATATAACGAAGGTGTACCCGGAATAACTTGAAGTGTTCCATCCTCTGATAAAATTAAAATATCTTTTCTGTGGAGATAGAATTCGTAATCCAAACGAAAACCATATTGTGGAATATGTAATTCTATACTGCTGCCTCCAGGAGACATTTCGGTAATATCTGGACGAAAATCGATGCAATTTTTTAAATCGAACTGCCCGCCATCAGCTGAAAAGAATGTTGGAATAACATCATAGTCATCACCATATGAATTAACACAGTAATAACTTTTTGAAAGCGTTGTATCGTCGCGATCAAAATAATCAAATTCAATTTTTAAAGAACCTGTGGGTATAGGTGCATTTTTCTTTCTAACAATATTTGAATAATCATAATGATTATTTCGTTGACCGTCATCTAGTTTATAATTATCGATGACATCTACAATCTCGCCAGTATTAAAAGTACCAGATGTAAAATCTTTATCCATCCAAATGTGTTTAATATTGAATACATCTAAATATGATGTGCCCAGCGTTCCACTAATATCTACATTTTGAATTCGAATATTGTTTTTTGTTAGCATTTCTTGTGGAACGATTGTGACCGACATGGCCGTACGAATTTTTTTACGATATGTGGCCGATGCATTCGAACGATGTACTAAAAATAAAACATCATAATGCCCGGCGGCTGGAACCCATATCTTAATATGACGAAAATATATTGGATCGACCAAATCTCTATCAGTCGATTCGACAAACTCATCGGTGTCTCGGTTATATAGAATATAATCATGTTGTTCGTCTGTTGATAAAGATTCAGATTGATTTGCTGTTACATCGATATCAATATAATCATGTACACCGTCGTTTTGTGTTTCTATATTATTCAACGTTCGAAGAGACGAGTATCTAACATTAACATCTTGTCCATTGCTTGGATTTGTAATATTAACAAGCGTTTTAACAGTTGTATATGGTAAACTATAAACTAATAGATTATTTTCTGGAGCCGAAATGTCTGTAAATTGTACGTATGCCTCGTCTTTGTCAATTAATGGTAGTGGTGTAGTCAAATGTGACTCAATGACATATTTGGCTTGAAAATTTAGTGTTACGGGCTGAGTAATTCTAATACGAATTCTGTTTCCGGTTAAATCGCTGGGATTAATATACAACACCGAGCCTTGGCGAAGCGTTTGTGTAAATTTTGTATAATATCCTGTTAATGTATATTCGTTTGTTGGTCCACCCGAATCTGATACGATGTGGTTACCCGAAACCTTTTGGGCAGCGAGTTTATACAAATCGCATATAATATCACACTCAAAGTCAGATGACCTCAAACTCTCTGCACTTTCGATTGAATATCCAAATAACATCTGAACATCAAAAACATTTAAAAAATATTTTGCATAATTATTATTTTCTTGATCATTAGAATCTGATCCGATTTGGCCAGAATCGTATTGTATAGATTTTAAACGACATGTGCCAATTTTAATTCCAGCAATATCGGCATATTTTCGATCATATATATCGATTAATTGCCCGTAATTAATACCTGGTATTCCCCCGGTTAGATTTTTAATATAAAGAGCGTTACCATGTGTGATATCACAAAAAGCCTCAGCTTCCGAACGATATGTACGAGCGCGATCAACCGGTATGATCTCTTTTGCAATTTTTTCAATTTCATGACCCTTGACATATGCTTTACCGGGATCTACTTCAATTGTAAATCTATCGTTATAGTCATTGCCAACAACTGACTCGACTGTACAGTTTCCTTGTGAAACCCAACTACCACCTATAGATTTCCAAATTTCAACGGTAGAAGATCCAACAAAATTGATTTCTGAATTTTGTATAAAATAAACTTTACCTGTTACCGAATTGACCATCTGAACAATACCTTCTGCTCCAGACGGTGCCGCAATTTTATCATTTGGTTGAATTATGTATGTATTTGATCCCATGGCAACGATAAGATATTTGTAATAACTACCATTATTGGTGCCATCATTTAGATAATTTTTAATTTTTACAAAAAATGGTTTGACAGTATAGTCTCCAGATTCATCAGACGTTCTTCTAGCTAATGTTTTTTCAATTATGTTATATTCTGTTCGATCAACCTTTTTATAAATGATATCATTTTTAATAGTTAATAATTCGATAAAGTTGGCGCGGTTAGCAGTCTGCCGAGGTTCTTCGTCAACTTCAAGGGGTATTGAAGTTAGATTTAATTCAATTTTATAACGATGTGCACCCGGTGCTACATAGTTTGGTTGGCCGGATGCGTTACTTAAGAGCGTTACATCATCATTTTCAGTAACAATACTTTCAACAACATCTAAACCAATACGAAACGAAATATCATAATTTGTATATTTTGAAATGATTACATTTTGTTTTAAAACTTTAACAAAATATCCACGTATAAAGTAAATACCCTCATTGATAAATGCTACACAACCAACCCCAATAGAATTTGCTGCTGTGGAGACTACGACAGTTTTACCATTATAATCTGGATTGTCAGATGAGATTGTTAAAATATCCTCTGGTTGAAATGTTTTTTGAACATCACCAGATCCCGTATATTGAACATAAACAGTTTTCGGATCGGCATTTTCATTTGAAACATATGTAACAACTGAGGCCACCGCACCATCGGCGTTTGTGAGGTTTACGTTGCCATCAAACCATGCAGAGAGAACGTTTTCAGAAGTATCATTTAAGTCATCGATTTTGATATAGGAAAAATTGTTATTATAACTAATTTCTCCGGGAATAATCATCGAACCTTCTTTGAACATGTGTCGCCCAAAGCGCTCGACTTGATTTTGTAACATTGTCTGTAGTTGGTTCAATTCTCTTGCCTGAACCGAATACCCAGGACGAAATAACATTTTTAAAAATCGTTTATTTTCGTCAAAATCGTCAAAGTATGGATTGGTATTGAAGTTAATTTGATTAGCCATATTATACTATTTTTCCAAAGAGATAACTCTTTTTATTTATACCATATTTTGCATTAAAATTCAATTACTAATTTCATCGTCTCTAACTGTGCCGGTGCCCTAATAACTGGTTTTCTTTGTTCAATATATAAAATATCACCAGAATATTTGTTCGTCTCGGCATCTTCAACTTGTGTTATTGTGGCTACTGCACCAGATGTTAGTCCAGTTAATGGTCCAGCAGCAGCGACAAATGTATCAAATCCAGATTCTAAATTTTGAAAAAACGTCGCCGTCCCAACATCTGGATTTAAACTATCACGAAGATATTCAATTATAAAACCTTTTGCCAATAAAACATTACTACCATCACGATATTCGACGATCTCATCGGCTACAAAATCGGGGTTACCAGTTGGAGTCGATAAAATCAAGGTTTTTACAGCTTTTAATGTAGTATCACTTGGATATCCACCCAAAGAATCTTGTACATCTTTTACTAGCCCAACAACTCTATATTCATTACTTTGCATAAAATCATATGAACTATCGGTGTTTATGTATCCTTCGATATTACGTAATTCAGTAAAGAACATGACATCAAACCCGCCAAGTTCTTTGATTGCATTGTATCCATGACCACCAATCACGGCCAAACCAGCTTTATCAATTGGTGAAACCTCTGCTTCGCCGAACG